TGGAAGAACAAGAAGTTAAACATATCTTTTTTAGTACCTATCATAGTTTTGCCAACATTAAAAATCTACAACATCTAGGTGCCAAAGTACAAGATTGGGGTACCAGTTACATTGATCCTTACAACGATTCCATGACTTATTATAATTTTCTAACTGGTCGCGGATATCCAACAGCAACACCTACTAGTTATCATTTAGGCACAGCCGGCCATGAAGCCTGGGCTGATTACCTATTACCTTTAGTTCAAAATGTTATTGGCTAATGGATGTAGCTTTACTGAAGGCTATTACTTACCCACACTAGAAGATGCTTGGCCATATCAACTTGGCGCATTAGTCAACACACCTGTAGTAAATCTAGCACAAGGTGGTGCAAGTAATCAACGCATCTTTAGAACTACATTAGAATATCTTACAACCAACACTCCCAAATATCTTGCAATAGGGTGGACAGATACTAGCCGTTACGAACTTCCTGTAGTAAATGGAACGTATGCTCGAGTAACTAATTCTGACGTATTATTCCATGAACCTTTGACTAGTAACCCGGACCCAAAAAAACTACATGAATTTTATTATAAATACTTACATAACGCATATCTCTCTGTAGACAATTTATTAACCTACATTATTACATTACAAACTGTGTGCCAAGCCAAAGGCATTGAGTATCTATTTTTTAATGCATTTACCGACATTGAGGTTGCACCAATACTTAAAGATTACCACGAATATTACCAGTACGAAGAGCACCAACTCGACTATAAGTTAGTGGACGCTAACTTAAACTTACAAACCAAATTAACCCAAATTAACCAAAACCATTTTATGAAACCAACTATGCAGTATTGGTGTCGAAAAAATAATTTTGAATTTGATTCCGCTGGACATCCGTTAACAGCGGGGCACCAGGCTTGGGCTACCGAAATGTTTGACAATATATGAATAATATGCTACTATTACTACATGAGATATCTAATTGTTGACACCGCTAATACTTTCTTCCGTGCCCGTCATGCGGCACATCGTCAGGCTGATACTTGGGATCGCTTGGGTTTCGCTATCCACGTAACACTAAATAGTGTTAATAAGTGCTGGAGAGATCAACAAGCAGACCACGTTATCTTCTGTTTGGAGGGACGTAGCTGGCGTAAGGATTACTATGCACCATACAAAGCAAACCGGGCAGTTGCCCGTGCGGCGCTTACCGAAAGCGAGCAAGAAGAAGATCGACTATTTTGGGAAACTTTTGACGCTCTCAAAGAGTTCCTCGGCACAAAGACAAATTGTACTGTTCTCCAGCACCCAGAGTTGGAAGCAGATGACTTGGTGGCAGGATGGATCCAAAGTCACCCTCAGGATCACCACACCATTGTAAGTAGCGACACAGACTTTCACCAGCTACTAGCAGAAAATGTAAATCAATATAACGGAATTAGCGATGAGCTCCATACTACGCAAGGTATTTTTGACAAAAAAGGTAAGCCAGTCATTGATAAAAAAACTAAGGAGGCAAAAACAATTCCGGCTCCTCAGTGGATTTTATTCGAGAAGTGTATGCGTGGGGATCCAACCGACAATATCTTTTCTGCCTTCCCGGGGGTTAGGAAAGTTGGAAGTAAAAATAAAGTGGGACTCGTCGAAGCTTTCGAGGACCGCGAGAAAAAAGGTTTTGCGTGGAATAATCTAATGTTACAGCGTTGGGTTGACCACAATGGTGTGGAGCACAAAGTCTTAGATGACTATAGTCGTAATGTTACGCTAGTTGATCTTACTGCACAACCCGAAGACATTAAAACAAAGATTAAAGAAACAATTACAGTAGGTTCGACCTCATTGAGTCGTCCAATGATTGGTGCTCAGTTCTTAAAGTTTTGTGGCAAATATGATTTGGTTAAAATGAGTGATTATGCTAACCAATATGTAACCTGGCTTGAAGCCGCATACCCGGAAAAGGAATAAAATGTTAGATAAATTTGTTGCATGGTACAGATATAATTATTTTGAAATTACTTGGTTCCTAATTGGGTTCTTGGTTATGGCCGGCTTAGCCGATTTTGGAAAAGGCGATTGGGTTGGTGCGTTAATGTACTGGGCTATTGCCGCATTTAACTATTTTTTAAGAAACAAATGAGATTTTTAATACCAACTGCTATAGCTATTATAGTTATTTTGTTATCCGGTGTTTTAGACAACGATAGCAAAGTACGTCGCTATGACTGTAGCATTTCTGAAATCAGTCCTGACTACCCAATTGAAGTTAAAGAAGCATGCCGCAGAGCAAGAATGGAAAGAATCAATAAATGATTACCATACTAACACTATTAACGTTGTTTGGAATAAAACATTTTCTTTGCGACTTTGTTTGGCAATACCCTTACATGATTGAACAAAAGGGTGTGTATGGAATGCCCGGTGGTATCCATCATGCGTTGTATCATGCTGTTGGTACTATGATTGTTACTGCGTTTGTATGTGCAACATTCTTAGATATTATGATACTCGGTCTTATTGATGGTGTTTTACATTATCATATTGACTGGCTTAAACATCAGCTCAGCCGCGGACTAACTACTGCGGATCGTATGTTCTGGGTGTGGTTTGGTGCAGACCAATGCCTACACTACTTGACATACTTACTAATTATAGGATTAATTGTATTATGACCGAACTAATTGCAAAACCAGTTGTAAAAAATAAAATTTGGATTGTTGAGTCCGAAGGATCCAAGGTCGGTAATATCATGACTATCGACGAAGGCGGAGTTGTATATATTCATGACAATCAAAGAGAAATTTTTCCTAGTATTAAATTACTAAGCAAGAAATACAATATTGAATTTGCTAAACCAGAGAAAACTAAAAAAGTCAAACTTGATGTTTATGATGTATACGGATATCCTACTAATACTTTCCCACACAATCAAGTACTTGATGTTCAACGCTATTTGCCTATCTATACAAAAGGTGCAAAGTCTAAGAGTTTCTTTTGTGCCGGTTATTATATCATCAAATTTAGTAGCACCTGGGTTCGTGCATATTGTCCAAAACTTATTACACTAAATCGTTATGAATATCAAGGTCCGTTTAAAACACAAGAACGTATGATTGAATCAATGAAAGAAGCCAATGGACAATAACTTACCTTTTCACATTAAACAGTTTAATGACAAGGTAAGGACCATGAATCAAACCAATGGTAAAGTTATTACCTTAAATACGCAAGAAGCTCGTAGTTTACACGCTGAAATTTTTGATTTAATGGCCACTATTAGTAACCTAGCAAAAAATACCGGCAATGCTGACAATAATATAACGGTATCATTAAATGGTGGCACTTTTAAATAAACTACGTATATTACTGTGATAAATAAATTGTATATCAAGGATATTTGAAATGTCAAGACCAAAACCAACTGTGTTGTTGGACCACGTTAATAAAACAAACTACAAGAGCGAACAGGTATTGAGCTCCGAAGGAATCTGGGCGGTCTTTTACGACAATCAACCTATTAATTTAAAAACTCACAACATACTTGTTTCATACCCTGGACCTAAGTACAAAAAGGTAAGTTTCAGTAATCCTGGTCATGCTATTAACCTAGCCAAGAAACTTAACGTACTATTCAAGACAGATAAGTTCACCGTTGTGCTGTTAAAAGCCGGTGAAAAAATCTACCCCTAAGCGTTACACCCAACGCCAGCTTACACAAATTTTTATCAAGGCTGGTGATATTCCTGTTGCTGAAGCTGGGAATATGCAAATACGCTGGTGGCAGAATCCCACAGACGTTGACAGTCTCAGATTAAGTCTACAAGGTTTACAATTTGTCAAAGCTATATTGAAAATGCAAAGCTATGAATTTTCATTGCCAGACGAATTAACAAATCACAACTTACTACAGTTAGAGCGTTACCTTAAGGGTCCGTACTATCTACTAAAGAGACAAAAAATAATTGTATTTGAAGAAGAGGAAGCATTGATGCTGACCCTGCACGGAAACAATTTAAAAGCCTACTTAGATAATTTAGAAAATATAAATGACATTAGTTAAACCAAATGTACTAACAGTAGGATGTAGTTTTACCGCAGGTGAAGAGTTATCAGATCCTGCAACACAAGCCTGGCCAGTGTTATTAGCCGATGCTAATAACTGGAATGTTACAAACCAAGGCAAAGGTGGCGGAAGTAACGACCGTAATATCCGTATTGTTTTTGAAGAAGTTAACAACTACGATCTAATTGTAGTTGCATGGACTCAGCCAGACCGCTTTGAAGTTCCTTATCAAAATGAATTATTGGATGTTAATGTTAATACTGCTCGCAAAAGAAAAATTGGCTGGGTAGAAGAATATTATAAATTACATTATGATAGACTTTATAGTTACCAACGTTGGTTTAGACAAATCATTATGTTGCAAAGCTATCTAAAACAAATTGAAAAACCTTACTTATTTTGTAGCACGTTTGGCATGTGGTCGGACCTAAGAGAAGAATTGTATAATGAATTTTCTTTAAAACTAGTAAATTTAATTATGCAAGTAGATCCTAGATACTATGTTGAATGGCCTAGATGGGGAATGATAGATTGGCAGGGCGATTGTCCTAAAGGCCCGGGTGGACATCCACTAGAGTTAGGACACAAAAGAATAGCAGAAAAGATCAATGAACATATTAGGAATCTCGGCTGGGTTTCATGATGCCTCCGCAACTGTAATTAACGAATACGGCGAGATACTGTTTGCCGGGCACTCAGAGCGTTACAGCAAAATTAAAAACGATGCCAATCTTGCATCGGGGCTAATTGACGATGTTATGGAACACAGTCCTATTGTACACGTTGCTTATTATGAGCGTCCTTGGGCAAAACAATTACGCAGACTATACAGCAGTGAAGGTGTTGAGTGGGATAAGATCACCTTAAAGCAAGTATTAAACAAACAACTTGGCGGTATAAAATTCCCTGAATATAGTAGTCACAATCATCACCTAAGCCATGCGGCCGCGGGATTTCAAACAAGCACATTTAACAAGGCCACAGTAGTTGTAATTGATGCTATTGGGGAATGGGACACAATTAGTATATGGGGTGCTCACTACGTAGATGGACGAGCCCAATATCATCGTTTATGGGGACAACGCTATCCACACAGCATAGGACTCTTTTATAGTGCTATGACACAACAAGTTGGCTTAAAACCCAATGAAGAAGAATACATACTAATGGGCATGGCCGCTTATGGTAGCAAAAACATAAGCTCAGTAATGAAGATGGATTTAGTAGAAAACGAATACGACATAAGATTTAATGAGAATATGCACACTGGCATTGCTAGGGATTACACAGAAAGCTTCGAAGACATGCATATTGCCAGTTCAGCACAGTCATTGGCAGAAAATTTGATATATAATGTAATGCGTCGGGCAAAGGACTTTGGCTGGAGCACAAATTTGGTGTACATGGGCGGTGTTGCCCTAAATTGTTTAGCTAATAGAAACCTTGGTGAATATTTTGAAAAAATTTGGATTATGCCTAATCCTGGCGATGCTGGTTCTAGCCTTGGCGCTGGAGCTCTTGCCTACGGTGGTAAGATCCAATTTAAAGATGCATTTCTCGGTAGAGAGATTAGCGGTCCATACCCTGTTAATGCCGTCCTCGATAGTTTACTCCGCGATAAAATCGTTGGAGTTGCTTCCGGTAAAGCAGAGTTTGGGCCAAGGGCACTTGGGAATAGAAGTCTCCTCGCCGACCCCCGAGGACAAGATATAAAGGATCGAGTAAATGAAATCAAACGAAGACAAAAATTTAGACCATTCGCCCCGGTCATACTGGCCGAGCACGTTCACGATTATTTTGATATGCCACGTGGTTTTGTGGATAGTCCTTACATGCAGTCCGTGGGAGTATGTAAACATCCGGTTTTATTCCCTGCTATCACTCATCACGATAATACTAGTCGGGTGCAAACTGTCTCCAGAGACGGGTCGGGGATCCGGGAACTACTAGAAAAATGGTACGTTGTAACAGGTTGTCCAATGCTACTAAACACAAGTCTTAACATTAAAGGCGAGCCAATGGTCAATGACCGTGCAGATGCAGATCGCTTTGAAAAACTCTATAACGTAAAGGTACACTCATGACACAACGTATTTTAATTATGGGCCTTCCTGGCTCTGGTAAAACAACACTAGCAACAGAACTAAAAAAGCTATTAGAAGACTGTGGCAAAACCGTAACATGGTTTAATGCTGACGAAGTACGCAAACAATTTGATGATTGGGATTTTAGCGAAGCAGGTCGTATTCGTCAAAGTAAGCGTATGTACGATTTGTCTGCTACTTGTAATACCGACTATGCATTATGCGACTTTGTTGCACCTTTAGTTGAAATGCGTAATAATTTCAAAGCAGACTGGACAGTCTGGATGGACACTATCCGGGAAGGTCGATATGCCGACACAAACCGAATGTTTGTTGAGCCAGAAATTTATGATTTCCGTATTAATGAACAGAATGCCACTAAGTGGGCAGACTTTGTTGCCGACCATATTGTTGATAATCGTAGACGTCCTGTGTTTGATTGGCGTAAAGAAACTGTACAGATGTTAGGTCGTTGGCAACCTTGGCACGATGGACATCGTTGGTTGTTTGAACGCCTGTTGGCACGTACAGGACAAGTTATTATACAGATACGCGATGTACAGGGCTGGCAAGGTAGTAATCCTTTTGAAGTCGAAAAGGTCAAGAGCTTTATCAAGCGTGACCTAGATCCACTATATCAAGGACAATATGATATCCAGGTAGTACCTAATATTGTACACATTGGTTGGGGTCGCGGAGTTGGATATACACACGCAGAAGAAGTACCAGACGAGGAAATTGGTGCTATTAGTGCTACTAATATACGTCGAGAACTTGGCTTAAAATGAGAACAGTATGGAAAACATTAACCTGGCGAGTAGTTGGGTCAACTAGTACATTCCTAATTAGTTATATAGTCACAGGGCAAATGTTTGTCGCCACAAGCATTGCCATTGCTCAAATAATAGCAAATACTATACTGTATTACATACACGAGTTAGCATGGAATCGCTTGCCCTAATCTTGTGTTAGGACGATAGGGTGGTTTAAACTCGTAAAGTTTGGCAATGTTGTTAAGACTGCTGGTCAATGAATTCCATTCATCTCGTACTAAACTGCCATCGGCAAAACGTTGATAGTTGTGTTCTAGTATAGGTATCATATCTCGTAACATTGCTTGTTGTTGTGCAGGACTCATATTTGATAAATCTTTTACAATATCAACAACTGCCCGTAGACGTAGTACCGGATCTTCTATAGTGTCGTAACTTTCATCCCAAAAATCACTGAACGTTTTAAATCCATAACTGCGTAAGTATTCTAAATTGTTAGCACAACCTAACAGCAAGAATGGCATGCGTAGTGCAATAGGTTTAAATATTTTTTCAGTCAAATGTGTTTTACTTTCAAAGTAACAAGTCTCTGTTACTAGGAATACAAAACTTTCCATTAACTCGTGCATAGGTGTTAATAACATACTTTGATTTGGTATGTGTTGATCTAAGTAGTCTATACGTAGCTCAGGTAGATTGCCAATGTTTGCTATAGCTTCTTCAACTAGTACATTATCTAACCCGCTAGATTTTAAATTGTCGGCAAAGTTTCCGCCATCGGGACAATCCTTGCTAAAACTAACGTGCCCGGCTTTTAATAAATCATTTTTGTAAAGCTCACTGATTAATAAACTGCGGTAAACACGTTTATTGCTAGTTAGTCGATTAAATGTAATATATGTTTTGTTTAAAGTCCTATCACTGGGCAAACGCAATCCCGGCAAATACTTGTGTCCGCGAAACCAATCGGCAGCGGCAAAGACGTGAAAGAAATAATTAACATCGGCAAATGGATATGCTTCTAGTATGCGGTTCTTTTCTTCGCTGGTTTTTTCAGTGCTAACTAATATATACGGAGCCGCTGTACGTTGTATTATACTGTCAAAGACCGCTCGGTTATATTCTAAGTCCAATGGTTCTTGATCGTAAAAAATGAATATAGGATCTTTACGTAGTCTAGTATCATTTTTATTGATAAACAATTCTATGTTTTCTGGTTGAGTTGATCCAAAAGGATGTAGATATGCCAGGCGAGGATCTGCTATAATAGTGCGTAGGTGTTGGTATATGTTTTCGTAATGATTGGCGATATTATACATGTTTGATGTTTTTTATTGGGGACCAAAACCCAACATTGTTGAATTTGAAAAACCAGCTATAGACTTAGCCGATGCCGCACGACAATCTCGTACAGCACACTACTGGTATATTTATGGGGGTAATGACTACCGCGGGTTCGACTTTGATTATACACCGCCGCCATGGGAAAGCAATTTTACTCATGTCTGGGAAAGTCAACATCAACGCAACGGCGATGTATACCTAGGCTGTAAATCCAATCCCGATGCACCAAAACATTATTTGCCTAAAATAATTAACAGGCGGGTGAACCATGCTGACATTTATTATGTTGATCATGGCAACGGTAGTATAGCACGGCACCAATTTGATGTACTTAAAGAGTTTAATCCAAACATACACAAAACTAGATTCGTAGATAATTACCTAGATACATTCAAACGTATTATGAATGTAGCTACTACCGAATTTGTTTGGATTATTAATAGTGTTTGTGACTATACTACATTTGACTTTACCTGGCACCCAGATGAATTTCAACGTGAAATGATTCATTGCTTTCCTAGTGGTATGCAAGAGCGTGGCGACACATTCTATATACACGTAGAATCATTTAAACAGCAAATGATCGAGTTAGAATTGCTAGATTGGTTTAATGTTATAAACTATTGTGATGATCAGTATGTAGATCGTTTTGATACGCCGGCCTACTATTATGATTCCGATGATCTGGTAACCGAAGTAAAAAATTACAAATTCGAAACACCTTACGTGCTGTTCACTAATCAAAAGGATATGCGTTTTTCTCCTTCCCCTTGCTTGTGGACTGAAAAAGACCGTGTTGTAGAACGTTGTAGTCGCAGTGGCGCTACGGCACTGATACCACGCGATATAAAGCGACACCTTAAGCGGCAAATCTACGATTATCCTTACCTCGAAACGTCGGTTTATCAAGTAAACGAATACCACAAGGATAGAGATTTTTCCGGGTTAGACATAGTTTATATCAGTAACGGCGAACCAGATGAAGAACGCTGGTATGAGCACTTATGCTATATGAGCAACACTGATGCAAAATGGGTACGTGGAGTAAATGGGCGTACTGCCGCTTACCAAGAAGCCGCACGTCGTAGTGACACTCTGTGGTTCTTTGCGGTGTTTGCCAAACTAGAAGTACTAGGTAGTGAGTTCCCTTGGTTTGATTGGCAACCAGATTATTTCCAAGAACCTAAACACTATATCTTTAACAGTCGTAATCCTGTAAATGGATTAGAGTACGGACATCAAGGTATTATTGCATACAATAAAAAGTTAGTACTTGAAAACAATACACCTGGCATCGATTTTACTCTAAGTCAGCCACATGAGTCTGTACCTATATTGTCAGGAATTGCACACTTTAATCAAACACCGTGGATGACCTGGCGTACTGCGTTCCGCGAAGTAGTTAAACTCAAGCACTTTATGGCAACAGAGCCTACCGTAGAAACCAGTCATAGATTAGCAACTTGGTGCGAAGTTGCTGAAGGTGATTTTGCTGAATATTGTTTGGCCGGAGCCCATGATGCTGTGCTATACTATAATCAAGTCGGGGGAGATTACGATAAACTCAAACTGAGCTTTGAGTGGGCGTGGTTGAAAGGATACTGGGATTGGAAGTATTATCCCAGCTAACGTAGGAAGTCTTCAATAACTTCAATAACGCGAGTTACTTCACTGTCTGATAACTCTGGGTATATCGGCAGGCTCAAACACTCTCTACTAAATGCTGTCGATTCCCTAAACAGTTCTCTAGCATAATCAATATAGTCAAACCCAACGTGTAACTCAAACAATGGTTTGTCGTAGTGGAACTTAGTTTCAATACCAGCCATTGCTAAACGTTCTTTAAGAGCATGTCGCTCACTTAGTCGAATAACAAACTTTGACCAAGCACTTTCAACATCGGCACCAGGTAGTGCAACATCAACGTATTCCGATAATTCGGCAGTATAGTATTCAGCAATTTTTTGTCGACGCTTTTGCCATAGATCAAAATAAGACAATTTAATCAGCATTGCTGAACAATCAGCTTCACTCATTTTACTATTGGTGCCAAATGCTTGGTGATGCATCTTTTTGCCGTTATCACGCAGGTCCATTAGATCTTCGTATATAGCAAAACTGTCAGTAAGCACCATACCGCCGGATCCGTAGTTGTTTAGATTTTTTGTAGGATCAAAACTTAGCACACTTACATCGCCTAGCTTGCCACTTGGTATACCTTTATACTTGGCGCCAAATGATTGTGCCGCATCTTCAATAACAAATATATCTTCGTTAAAGAACTCTGTTTGCACACGCATACGATCGTAATCAACACAATGTCCAAACAGGTTAGCATACATGATACAGTTAACACCTGCACCTGTTAATGCCATGTCCATAGTTTCTAAATCAATTAATGCATTGTTATCAGTGTCACAAAATACCGGAGTATGTTTAGCATACAGTACTGAATTGATTGTTGCGGCAAAACTTAGTGTAGGAATTAATACTCTAGATTCAGCCGGCAAGCACACTTGTTGAGCAAAGATCAAACCTTGCGTACAGCTATTGACTGCTACAGCATATTCACGGTTACATCGACGTGCTATTTCTTGTTCAAACGCCACAGTATTAGGACCGTCTAACACTTGCCCTGTTAGATATACTTCGTCCACTGCGTCGATGATTTCGTCGCGTAGATCTTTATATTGGCGATCTACACCAAAGAATGGGATTTTCGTTACAAGCGACCTTGCCAAAATTTAGATTCCTTAAACCAACGATGATACCGCTTAAATCCTTCTTCAACATCTACTTCAGGATTGAACCCAAAGTCTCTACGTGCCGCATCAATGTTTAATGCACCACGTGATGGAAAGTCTGCATCTTTATCACGTACTTCGATTGTTCCATTACCAACAATGGAAACTGCTAATTTAGCCGCATCCAACAAACTATAACTATGGCTCTTGGTAATGTTGTATGTTTTGTTTACAGCATTAGGACTCAGTGTAGCCTGTACAATACCACGAGCCGCATCTTCTACGTAGGTAAAGTCTAACGTTTCCCTTGACCCATTAACTTTAAGAACGCCTCCTCGCATGGCTGTGAGCATAAATTTTGATACCACCCGGTCCTCGACGTCGTATTCACCATATACAGCAGAGGGCCGTATAATAACGTGATCAAAACAGTTACGACGAGTATAGTCTTGTACAAGGTGCTCTCCCATTAATTTCATTATGCCATATTGGCCTTGCGGTTTACAATTATACTCTTCTTTGACATCATTGTCAAAGTCTCCGTAAACCATACTGCTACTGACATAAACGAATTTTGGAATTTTATGTTTTTTCGTAAGTTCTAATAAGTTTACCAAACTAGTTGCCATTACTTCACTGCCCCATACTGGGTTAGCACTGACTACTTTTTGTCTCGGAAAACTGGCAAGATGGATAACCGCATCTGCACTAAAACTAAAATTTAAAAAGAAATTGCTAACACGATCATGTTCACGTAAATCGACATGATGTGTAGTACTGCGTACTCTATTAGATCTTTCTTTGGTTAAGTATTGAAGCTCTTCATGATCAATAAAACCATAATTAGTTATGTTGTCTAAAATAAAACAATCATGTCCTTGTGCTTCGAGCTGACGTACTACGTTGTGCCCGATAAAGCCAGCACCACCTGTAATTAAAAACTTCATACTGCCATTTCTGCTTTGATAGTGCCGTGGCTTGTATAACCCTCTAAACTAATGTCTGCCATGGTAAACTTAGTAATATCTTTGATATCAGGATTAAGACGAAGAGTCGGTGCAGGTAATGGTTCACGTGTTAGCTGTTCTTTTACCTGTTCAACATGGTTTAGGTAGATGTGTGCATCGCCGAGAACGTGAACGAACTCCCCGACCTGTAGGTCGCACACTTGAGCTATCATGGCCGTTAGTAGGCTGTAGCTTGCGATATTAAAGGGGACACCTAAAAACATGTCACAACTGCGTTGATACATTTGACAACTTAATCTGTTGTCTTTACTTACATAAAACTGTGCTAAGACATGACACGGTGGCAGGGCCATGGCTTCTATCTCGCCCGGATTCCATGCAGATAATATATGTCGACGTCCGTGTGGGTCTCGCTTAATACCTTCAATTAATGTTCTAAGTTGGTCAGTTTCAACTTCGTGAATACCACCCTGGATACTAAAGTAACTGCCCATTTCATTTTTAATGCTACCAGTTTTAACGTGTTGTACTGTACGCCAGTGACGCCATTGTACACCGTATACACGGCCTAGGTCGCCTTCGTATTGTGCGTGTGGTTTCCAATAATGCGATAATGCATTTGGTGTCCAGATAGTTACAGCACCCTCTGGATCACCGTGTGTAATCTCAGCAAGACGACGTTCGTTTCCTGAACCTTCAAGCATCCATAGTAGCTCGCCTACACAGGC